GCTATCCTTGGTGTTGCTGCTTATGGTAGAACACAAGAGAAAGTAGCAAGCAAACAATAATACTTGTTGACTATTAGTTTGGTTTATGGTATACTAATAATTGGTTTGTGGAGGTATTATGGCATTTTACACGAATATATTTCAGCGTGGTGATAGAGTTTATGTACGTGGTTATGACAAAGGACTTCGTGTAAAAGATATAGTAAATTACAAACCATATTTGTTTTTGCCTAAACCAAACGGCGAATACAGAACACTTGACGGTAAGCCTGTAGCAAAGATGATGTTTGATGGCATCAAAGACGCAAAAGATTTCATTGAGCGTTATTCTGATGTATCCAACATGGACTTCTATGGGCTTACCGCTTTTCCATATGTGTATATCTTTGATACATATAAAGGCGATATCGATTACGATCCTAAAATCGTTACAGTTGGAACTCTTGATATTGAGTGCGCCGCTGACGAGGGTTTTCCTGACATCCAGAAAGCTGATAAAGAGCTAACAGCCATTACAATTCGTTGTCGTGGACGCAATTACGTATTCGGTTGCGGAGAGTTTGTCACTGATGATCCTAATACTCATTACATTCATTGTAAGGATGAGTATATGCTTATTCAACAGTTCTTATCATGTTGGCAAGCATTAGACTTGGATGTGGTTACTGGTTGGAATATTGAGTTTTTCGATATCCCATATCTGGTCAACAGAATTAAATTATTGTTTAACGATAAGGAAGCAAAGAAACTTTCACCATGGGGTATTCTCGACGAAAAAACAGTTGAGTTTCGTGGTAAAGAAAATCAGAGTTATGCTCCTGCTGGTATAGCAATTCTAGATTACTATCAGTTATACCGTAAGTTCATGTTTGGTAATCAGGAATCATACAAACTAGATTACATTGCCCAAATTGAATTGGGTGAAAAGAAAATAGATTACTCAGAGCATGGCTCATTGCTCGAGCTCTATAAGAACAACTATCAAAAGTTCATTGAATATAATATCCATGACTGTGTGCTGGTTGATAGGCTCGATGATAAGTTGAAGTTCCTTGAACAGGTCATGGCGTTGGCTTATGATGCTAAGGTAAACTATGCTGACACTATGACGACTGTTCGTTCGTGGGATGTTATCATTCATAACTATCTTCTTGAGCAAAATATTGTTATCCCACAATTCCGTAAACAATCTATGGATGAAGCTCTTGTTGGTGGACATGTTAAGGAACCAAAGATTGGTTTAAGTAGGTGGGTTGTGTCGTTTGATTTGAACAGTTTGTATCCTCATCTGATTATGCAGTATAACATTAGCCCAGAGACATTCGTTACTCGTTTACCTAACTTTGATAAGATAGATGTTTTATTGGAAGGTAATTGGTCTACTAATTGTCCTCATGCAATCGCTGCCAATGGTTGTGTCTATCGCAAAGATAAGCAAGGGTTCCTTCCTGCTCTGATGGAGAAGATGTATAACGATCGTGTTGTATATAAGAAAAAGATGATCGAGGCAAAGCAGAGATATGAGAAAACGAAAAGTTCAGAAGATGAAAAGCTTATTGCCAGGTTCCACAACATGCAAATGGCGAAGAAAATCCAGCTCAACTCGGCTTACGGCGCATTGGGCAACCAATATTTCAGGTGGTTTAATTTCGATCATGCTGAAGCCATTACCACTTCAGGTCAACTCTCTATTAGGTGGATCGAGAAAAAAGTCAATCTTTACTTCAACAAAGTTTGTAGAACGGACGGGGTTGATTATGTAATCGCCTCTGATACAGATTCCATTTATGTTACTTTCGAGAAGTTGATTCCTGAAGGCAGTGATGAGTTAGAAGCTGTTAGGTTGATTGATGAGTTCTGTGAGAGTAAAGTTCAGCATTATCTGAACTCATGTTATGATGAATTGGCTGGTATGATGAATGCATACCAACAGAAGATGCAGATGAAGCGAGAAACTATCGCCAACAAAGGTATTTGGCGTGGTAAGAAAATGTATATCCTCAATGCTTGGAACGTTGAAGGTGTGCAGTATGATAAGCCAAAACTTAAACTTCAAGGCATTGAAGCTGTTCGCTCATCAACTCCGCATGCATGTCGCGAGAAAATTAAAGAGAGTTTGTCTATTGTAATGAATGGAACTAATGATGAGTTGAAGAAATTCATTACTAAATTTCGTGAAGAGTTTATGACATTACCTTTTGAAGATGTGGCATTCCCACGTGGCATTAAAGGTATGAGTAAATATAGCAAGGGTCCAGGCATCTATGATAAAGGCACACCAATCCAAGTTAAGGGTGCACTGATATTCAATCATATGTTAAAAAAATATAAGATCAAAAGTGTTCCACCTATTTCTGATGGAGATAAGATTAAGTTTGCTTATTTGAAAGAGCCAAATCCTATTGGTGATACTGTTATTGCTACAGCAGATTATCTACCTAAGGAATTTAACTTAGATAAGTATATTGATCGCGATATCCAGTTCGATAAATCATTTCTGGAACCAATCAAATCAATTACTGATGTCATTGGTTGGCAGGTCGAAGATAAAGCAACATTGGAGGATTTCTTTTCATGAAGCTAGACGAATCAGATGATTTTATTCAATGCTGATACCACATGGTATAAAAATATATTGTTCCGAAATAACAGATGATGAATGTAAGTTGTTATTAGATTATTACGAGAACAATAAAAATAAATTAAAAACAATTGATTATATTGGAACGAGTGCTTCTAATGTTACAGGTCATGAGTTCAGAACTATAAATCAAGAAACTGTTTACAAACATTGTAGAGAATATTTAAAAGAAATTAAAGAAATAAATTCTTTAAATATAATATCACAATGGATAAATGTATATGAAAATTCTGGTATATTAAATATACATGCTCATACTGGCAGTGTAGCATATGTAATTTATGTTAAAGTTCCAAACGATAGTGCGAAATTAAATTTTGTTTTAGATGCAAAGAAAAATTCACTATTTCCAGATGAGATTTCAATAACTCCTACAAAAAATATGATTCTGATGTTTCCTGCAGAAATACGACATTATGTTTCAGAGTACACTGGCGATGAACAGAGAATATCTGTCAGTGGTAATATTGATGTTGACTAATACCAAATTACAAGGTATAATATACTATGCTGATAGATTGGTTTTTTCATAAAAGTCCACACGAAGCCCAAAACCCATTTAATAGAGGATACGGTATGTCGCTTAAAGATCGTTTGATTAAGAATTCTACAATTGAATTGACTTCCACACTTACAGATAGTAAAATTTTTACCAAGAAAGATATGATCCCAACTTCTGTTCCTATGATCAACGTTGCGTTGTCTGGTTCAGTTGATGGCGGTATTGTTCCTGGTCTTACTATGTTGGCTGGTCCTTCGAAACATTTCAAAACTGGCTTCGCACTGCTGTTAGCATCCTCATTTTTGAAGAAGTACAAAGATGGTATCATTTTGTTTTATGATAGTGAATTTGGCACCCCACAGTCTTATTTCCAAACCTTTGGTATCCCGTTTGATAGCGTGGTGCATACACCGATCACTGACATCGAAGAATTAAAATTCGACATTATGCAGCAGATGAAGCAATTGACTCGTGATGATCATGTTATGATTGTTATTGACTCAATTGGTAATTTGGCTTCAAAGAAAGAAGTCGATGATGCTATGGATGGCAAGTCTGTTGCAGATATGTCACGTGCAAAACAATTGAAGTCTCTGTTCCGTATGATTACACCACACCTGACTCTCAAGGATATTCCTATGATTGTGGTAAATCATACCTATAAGGAAATTGGTCTTTATCCCAAGGACATCGTTGGTGGTGGTACTGGTTCGTATTACTCAGCTGATGCTATTTGGATTCTTGGACGTCAACAAGATAAAGATGCAGATGGTATCGCTGGATACCATTTCGTAATCAATGTGGAGAAGTCAAGATATGTTAAGGAAAAGTCTAAAATTCCTATCACTGTTTCATTCGAGGGAGGTATTAATCGCTGGTCTGGCTTGCTTGATGTCGCTCTTGATGGTGGCTTTATTGTTAAACCTAAAAATGGATGGTATGCTACGGTGGATAGAGATACTGGCGAAGTTCGTCAGCCCTCAATGAGAGCTAACGATATTATTGACAATAAGAAATTCTGGATGGATATGTTTCAAGATAGTGATTTTGCAAAGTATATCGAGAATAAGTATAAGATGTCAATGGGTGCTATCATGGAGAACGAAAATGACGATGATGAGCAATGATGTTTGGTCAACATTATCAACTGTTTGGAGCGACGATCGTTCAAAGAAAGCAATCATAAACGTTGATAGAGCTAGGTGCTGTTATTTTGTTGATTATTTTGAAGAAGAAGCTTGTGTTAGTTCTATAGCATATCCAGGTAAAAGTTTGCGTTGGGCTGAAGACTGTGCCGAAAACTTTACGACAGGTTTACTAAATGTATCAAAAACAGCCTAGCTCAGTTAAATTCGATTACACATCACCAGTAAGACCCTCGGTGGAAACAGGTTCACCGAGGTTGGCGAAGTTTGCGAAAGATGTACGGGAGAACAAGTGGACATGGCGATTGAAAATGCGATTTTTGGGAATTTGGTATACAATGAAGAATACGCTCGCAAATGCATACCCTTTCTCAAAGAGGAATATTTCGCACCGCAGGATCAAAAAGCGTTATTCAGACTCATCAAAGAATATGTAGACAAGTATAACTCTTTTCCTACTAAAGAAGTTATGGCTATTGACTTGGCCAATACAGAAGGCATCAGTGAAGATACTTTTAAGAATTGTAAGGAATTGATTAGTGGTCTTACGCACGACAAAAGCACCAAAATTGATTGGCTCTTGGACCAGACAGAAAAGTTCTGTCAAGACAAAGCAGTCTATAATGCGATCATGGCGTCAATCGGGATTCTTGATGACAGCTCTGGGAAAACCAGCAAAGGGGCAATTCCTCAGATACTCACCGATGCACTTGCTGTATCGTTTGACACACACATTGGTCATGACTTCATCGAAGATGCGGATTCACGCTTTGACTTCTACCACACCAAGGAAACTCGTATCCCGTTCGACCTCGACTATCTTAACAAAATCACAAACGGTGGGTTGCCTAAGAAAACGCTCAACATTGCTCTAGCAGGTACAGGTGTAGGTAAGTCACTGTTTATGTGTCATTGCGCTGCAGCAAACATGCTTGATGGTTTAAATGTACTTTACATTACACTTGAAATGGCTGAAGAGCGTATTGCTGAGCGCATTGATGCTAATCTTTTAGACGTTACAATTGATGATTTAAAGTTGATTCCTAAAGATACCTTCGATAAGAAAATTGCTCGAGTTAAAGGTAAAACTTCTGGTAAACTGGTAATTAAGGAATATCCTACAGCTTGTGCTGGTTCTGCTAACTTTCGTCATTTATTAAATGAATTGAAGTTAAAGAAAAAGTTCGAGCCAGCAATTATCTATATCGATTATCTTAACATTTGTATGTCATCGAGGATTAAACATGGAGCCAACGTCAATTCTTATACCCTTATCAAAGCAATCGCAGAAGAACTTCGAGGGTTGGCAGTTGAATTCAATGTACCTATCGTCAGTGCGACTCAAACAACTCGAGGCGGATATGCGAGCAGCGAACTGGGTTTGGAAGATACATCAGAATCCTTTGGACTCCCAGCCACAGCTGATTTTATGTTTGGACTTATCTCCAACGAACAGCTTCAAAGCCTCAATCAGATTATGGTTCAGCAGCTTAAGAATAGATATGGTGATCCCAATCTTAATCGTAGGTTTGTGCTTGGGGTTGACCGTAGCAAAATGCGTCTCTATGATGTAGAACAATCAGCTCAGGAGGATTTGCTTGATGGACCATTGATGGATAATACTAAGTTTGGAAGTGAAGACAACGAACGACGTAAACCAAAATCTAAATTTGATCGTAGCAAATTCGAGGGGTTCAAGTAATGAAGCGTAAAATGGCATATAACCTTGTTGAAGGTAAAGATAAGTCTATGTACGATATTCTTGAGGAAACAACAAATCAGGTAATTAAGTCATTTCCTGGTAGTAAGTTTGCTGAAGCTCGGGCTTTCATGCGTCACCTAAATTTAGGTGGTGGATTTGATGGATTTACTCCAACTTTTTTGCTCAGAAACCTTGAAAGTTGTATAAATAAGAAAAGCACTGAAACATGTTAATGCGTTAAGTCACATAGAGGCACGAGTCGTAAAAAGGCACAGGAATAGTTGAGAGCATACGGTGGGGTTCCGCTCAACCATGTTTAGGGGTTTTAAAGGCGAGCTTGCAAAGGCTCGCCTTTCATTTTAGATAAATATATAAAATCTATTACAGGAAATTGATATGATATCTTTCAAGAAATTCTTAGGCGGCGATACTTCTCAGTCATATTATAATGATCTGATAGAAGAGCTTAACCCTGCTCAGAAAACAGTTGTTGATTCTTGGGGTGGTGGAGAAAAAGCGAAAGAAATATCATCTAATGTTATTCCAGCCAATAAAGATAAACTTACTGTTCCTTTCGAAGCTCCACAAGCTCCAGCAGAACCACATCCAGCCGTAGCTGATCATTTAGAAAAAAATGGGTTCAAAATTTCTGATTATAGAAATGGTAAAGTAATTGAGCCAAAATATGGTAGAGAAGTAAGAATTGGTAAAGCACTACAAGATACTGGTGCTTCTAAAGAATTAATGAATACATTCAATAACGACCCAAACAGAGCTGCTTCAAAGGCGGCTTCATCGGGTTTGAGCATAACATATTCTCGTCATCCACATGATGTTGCTGGTATGTCAACCAATCAGGGTTGGAAATCATGTATGACCATGGGTAATAAAGGCCAACTTGGTAGAGGTGATGATTATGATGAGTATAAAGGCGCAGATCAATCTGGAGCTGGCGCTTATAGTCATTATCTAAAGCCAGACATTGAACATGGCACTCATGTTGCATATCTTCATCGTTCAGATGATCCAGAAATGAAAAAGCCTTTAGCTAGAATTGCATTAAAACCATTTGAAGCAGATGATCCATCTAAAAAAACAATCCTTAGACCAGAAGGTAAAACATATGGTACTGCTGATGAATCTTTTGGCAAAGCTGTCAATAAATGGGCTGAGAAAAACTTTCCTGTAGATAAAAATACAGCTTATAAAAAGAACGAAGATTTATATGACGACGACAATAGAAAATTTGTTGGTGATCCAGAAACACTATTGAATAGTAAAAATCCTGAATATAGAAGAGCAGCCTTTAATAAAAATAATAATGTATCATCTGATTTAATACACAGAGGTATCAAAGATAAAGATCTTTATACTCAACAAGCAGCAATGGAACATCCTAATGCTACACTTGAACATGTTGATGCTGGAATTAATAATTTAAACCTTCATAACTCTATAGCAAGAAGAAATGATTTAAGACCAGAACATATTGAAAAACTAGCGAAAAGTAGAGATTCTAATGTACTAATACCATTGATTAAAAATAATAAATTACCAGCAGATCAATTGGAAAGATATTTAAAACATCCAAGCACAGAAGTAAGAACAAATACTGTTAGACATCAAGATCTTTCTCCTGAACAAATTGAAACAGCCGCCAAAGATAAAGATTTTTTTGTTAGAGGCGCTGCTGCTGAGAACCCGAAAGCTAGCGATGAAGTTCTTTCAAAGCTAGTTAAAGATTCTCCATTTGTTAGATCAGCTGCTCTTAAAAACCCAAATATTACTGAAAAACATTTGATGGACTATTTGGATAATCCTAGAAGATCTAATACATCTTCTACAGATAGAGAATTTTTTAAACATCCTAAATTTAATTCAGCTCATTTAGATAGAGCTATTCAAGGTGATCAACCAGAAGACACTCGTAAAATGGCAATGGAACATGAATCTATAACACCTGAACAACTACAAAAAATGGCTGCTACAGATCCAGATGATAAAATTAAAGCAAGAGCTGCTCGTTTCTTAAAGAGTAAGTTCGGTATTGGTTTACCTAAAAAATCTAAACTAAAAGAAAGTTTCAATGGTATGTTTAACTTTAGAGAATTTATAACTGAAGACAAAACTAAACCAGATTCAAAAACTCTTCATGCTTTTGACATGGACGAAACTCTATTCGCTCATGATAATAACAAATTGAGAGTTCATGTTTTAGATCAAAATGGTCGCAGAGCACAATCATTAACTAACCAAGAATTCAATAATCATAAATTAGCTCCTGGTCAAAAATATGATTTCAGTGAATTCAAAAGCTCTGATGTATTTACAAAGTCAGCTCATCCTATTCGTAAAATGATAGCTAAACTAAAAGCCATTCAAAAAAATGGTGGCAAAACAGCTATTGTTACAGCTCGATCTGATTTAGATGATCAACCAAAGTTTGCTCGTCATATGGGTAAATATGGTATAGACATTGATAAGACACACGTTCACAGAGCTGGAAATATGGAAGGCAAACCAGCTGACACTAAAGCTGCTTTGATTAGTGGACTTATCGATCAGAATGGTCATAAGAAAGTTCATCTATATGATGACTCTGTTGATAATTTAAGAGGGTTTCTAAAACTCAGTAAACAACATCCGGATGTAGAATTGCACGCCCATCATGTTCAGCATGACCCTGAAACTGGCAATGTAAATATATCTACAACATCAGCTATGCCAAAGGAACCAAAGAATGCTAAAGTTTAGTGAATTAGTAGAGGCTAAAGAAAAGAAGCCTCCTAAAGAAAAAGAATTTAATGTTAATGACGCTAAAGGCAAGCTTTATGAAATTCTTATGGGTTCGCATTTGCATGGCACTTTTACAAAAGGTCATCCTAACCAAGGTAAGTTTCTTCAGCATTATAGAGATGAAGATGGAAAAAGACCTGAAGAAGTTCATAACTATTTAAGAGACGAATTAGAGAAAAGAGAACCTGGAGCGTATAATGAAATTATGCGTCATGCTGGTGAAGGTGCAGAACATCTTAAAGATCAGCTAGCAGCCCATGGCCATCATAATATAAATCAGGTTGCTTGGACTTCTCAAAAAGGTGATCATCAAAGATTCACTGGTGAAGATGATCCTAACTCTGACGCTGACCTTATGGTTAAAACAGAAAATGGTCCAGTTGGTCTTAGTTTGAAATATGGTAAAACTAAAGATATGAATTTAAGAAATCCTGGGCTTGAAACATTAGAAAAGGCTGCAGGTCTTGCTCCTGGTGAATTAGCTAAAATGAGAGAAGATCATTATACCACAGCTAGAAAAATTGGTATTAGAGATCACGCTCATTATAAAGCTATGAAAACTGGTGATGATCAAGATAGAGCAAAAGCAGCAGATGCTGATGCTTCTGCTCTAGCAACACAAAAGGCAATGGCTAAAAAGGTTGCTGATGGACTAACAGCAAGAGCAGCCGCTGATCCAGAGTTTTTAAGAAACCATGTAAAAAACACCATTGCACCACAAACAACATTTCAGCATTTTAGATTACATACAAGACCAAATGGTAAAGGTGGAGCT